TACCCTCTCAATATTGGTATTTCTAATCTTGTTAAGTCTGCTGCTCTTCGTATTGGTAATCAAACTGTTTGTGAGATTGATGATTACGACCAGTTCCACGCATATCAATCTATGTTTATTTCTAATGAAGACAATAAGGAGAGAGAGCAGTTTTTATCGCAGAGGTGTATAGCCCATAAACCGGTATATGATGACCGCACCGCAAATACAACTGATAAACCACCTAACTCCGCTAAAAAGGTTGGTCTAGATGTTGGTAGAAATCCAACTGTTCCCGCTGCTGGTGGTGCTGGTACATTCCAGCTTTTACCCTTTCAGCTTCATAGTGCTGCTTCGGCTCAGACTATTTCTGATGCCCCAGTATATTCCGTCTATCTCTCTGACCTTTTCCCATTCATGAAATTTAATCAGTTGCCTCTATTTATGATAGACCAAGAAGTTCATATTGATATTGAATTCCAGCCTACTACTAGTTCTCTCTCTGCTGCTGGTCTCTCTCGCCGTATGTGTGTTGCGAATAGTGATGCCGGTGATAATGATGTTGAATACCTAATTACTCAAGATGAAGTAAAACTTATTTATGATTCAATTAGTTTTGATGGAGAAGTAATGGAGAAGTATAGGGCACAAAATAAGAGTCTAACGTTTCAGTATGTTGATTACCGCCTTGCTAAACGTACTGGTGATGAAGCAGCATTCACCGACCTTACATTTCAGCTTGGTGGTAATGGTCGCCTTGTATCAAAGGTCATTATGGGTCTTCAGCGTAATAGCAACTTTACACCGGTATCTCTCCTTAATGGTGTTGGTGCGAAGGATGTTCCGGCGGCTCAGTCTCTCTCGGTAAATCTCCTATACAACGACTTATTTGAGTTTAATGTTGACCGCAAGAATCCGGCTCTCCTTTTCCACACTACCCAGCACGCAGAGGGTAAGGTTCCTATGGTTACAAGAGATGAATACCAAACGAGTGGTGTAACGGCACTAACTGCTGAAACTATGGAGGGACACGTACAGAGTAGTGGGGACGATGGTGTTGGTGGTCTTTTCCGCTGGACGGCTATTCGCCCTAACAAGGGTCAGCGTGTAAACAACAAGGGTATGGACTTAACTTACAAGGCAACTGGCTTAGCAGCTGATACTTACACTCTCCGTGTCTATCTAGAAATGCTAAAGGTTGCTAAGATTGAGGATGGACAATTCTCGTGTTATTTCGCTTAAATTTTTTTTCTAAATTAAGATATACAAATGTTATATTACTTGGCGATTATTAGAGAGTATTTAGAGTGTGATAAATACAAGAAGTTATATGAAGAAGAAAAAACAAAATATGAAGATTTAAAATTATGGACTGAAAAATTACTATCATCGAATAAAGAGCTTTTAGATCAAATCAAAAATAAATAATCTAATTTTTTCCTCGTTTTTTTACCTAAAAAAATAATCTATTTTATAGTATAAATATGAAAATAGATTCTGATAATATTTCTGAAGATATTCAAAACGCACGACCAAACGTGAAGCCAAATACAATCAAGCAGTATGAAGTTAACTTGAAGAAGTTACAAAAAATTTATGATACTGATAATTATGATTTCCTTTCAAAACCGGATGATGTAATGGATAAGATTAAAGACCTTCATTATTTAAGTCAAAGAAATATATTAAATGCGATTGTTGTTTTATTAATGGCTTTGAATCATGATGAAAAATATGATGAATTATTAATTACCTATGGAGATTTAAGAGATGAGTTAAATGATAAATATTCTGACGAGCAAAAGAGTGGAGTAATCAGTGATAAGCAAAGTAAGAATTTTACAACAACTGAAGAGATATTTAAGATGATAAATCAAATGGCGGATGATTTAAAACCCTTAAAAAAGAAAAGTAAAGATGATATAACTAAAAAGGAGATGCAGTTATTACAAGCATATACTTTATTTAATATATATTCTCGTATGCCGATGCGTAATGATGTTGCTGGTATGACAGCTATCAATCAAGCAGCATATAAAAAGTTAAGTGAAGAAGACAAGAAAGAAAATAATTATTTAGTTGTTCCTTCAAAGGGGCAACTCTATTTTGTATTAAATCAATACAAAACGGCGAAGAAATACAAGGAGTTAGATTTACCTATTGAAGACGCAGATTTAAGAAAGATTTTAAGGTATTATTTGAAGATGAATGGACAAGGTATTTTATTTAAGACTTCAACGGGTAAACCATTAACTAGGACTGAATTAAGTAAGGTATTAATTAAGTATTCAAAAAAGTATATGGATAAGTCAATTAGTACAACTTTATTAAGGAAAATTTATTTGTCTAGTAAATATGGAGACATGAAAAAGGAGTTAGAGAAAGATAATAAGGTAATGGGTCATAGTAAGGCAGTAGCCTTAGATACATATGTTAAGAAGGCTCAAGAATAATTTATTTTAATCTTTCATCATCTAAAATATCTTTATTATCCATAATAAATTTTATGACTTTTTCTCTCATTTCTTTATCTTTTTGGTCTTTAGTTTTCTTGGCTTTCTTGGGTGGTGCTTCGGGCATATCAACCTTTTTAGGCATTTTCTTTGTTTTTTGTTTAAATGTAGCTACAAGTTTTTTATTCTTATGATCTAACTTGTAACCAGCCTTTTGTATTTCAGCTATCAATTCATCTCTGCTCTTACCTTTTGGGTCTATACCCATAGTTTCATCATATTTTTTAATCAATCTTTTTAATTCGGGTAGTTTCATTTCACCTTCGGGTACTTTCATTTTAGGGGGCATATCTTATAAGTCTATGAGATAAAAAAAAAATATCATTTAAATTATAATAAATGTTAGTTGATAAATCTCATTCAAAGAAAGATATTGTGAATTTGTTTAAAAAACATGGTGTAATTATAGATGATAAATTAAGTAAGGGTAACATAATCAAAAATATAGAATCATATATGAATGATTTTCAGTACAATAAGAAAATAAAAAATAAAACTGAATTAAAAGATTATCTTAAAAAACAATCACCAAAACAAAGACCAAATACACAACAAAAAACTGAAATAATGTTTAAGGCAAAAAAGATAATAAAATGGGCTAATAATGATTATATTTTTGATGGGGCAACCTATACAAATAGTGAAGACCCATATAATGATATTATGTCTATTTATATGTGGGGTGATCTACCAAGTGTACGCAGAGCTTGTAGAATGTATAACCTTAGTATTCATTCTAAAAATCATATAAACCCAGTAATTACAGCTGATGTCGAAGAAGAATTAAACAATAATAAATTTATTAAACAACAAGTAATGTATCAGCTAACAATTAGAAGAGCAACAAAAGAAAACCCAATAGTTATCAATTTTGATTGATGGGTCAATTTTAGACCTTAGTACAATTATAAGGCTATATGTAATCAATTCTCTATAGGTCTATTTTAGGTCAAGGGTCAATTTTAGACCCATAATGCGTTTTAATCAAAATTATTTTCTATATTATAAGTATAAATATGGATTATAAGAAATTAAACAAAGATTTAAAGTTTGGTTTTTTAAGTGAAGAACAATCTCACGAATATCTAGAAAGTGTATTTGGTAAATTAATGAAATCAAAGTTAAATCCGGAAATGGGTGAATTTTATGAATTCGATAAATATAATGATAATTATTTTATTGAGATGAAAACAAGAAGAATAAGACACGATAAATATTGTAGTTTATTCTTTGGTGAAAATAAATTAAAGAAGGGTGATGAAATTTTAAAGAAATGCCCTCATTTAAGAATCTTTTATTTGTGGCGTTGTAATGATGGTATTTATGGTTGGGAACATAGAAGTACTGATTTTGAGATATGTAAACGTGGGCGATGGGATAGAGGTAAGCAAGAGATAGATGATTGTGTAGATATAAAACAAAAATTTATTAAACCATTAAAAAATCTTTTAGATGATATAGATGGTTGATAAAGTTAAGATCACTTATAAAGGTAAAAGTAAAATGGTACCTAAAAATTATTTAGGTAATCTTAAAGGCTATGAAAGACAGAAACAAATTAAATCTATCTTTGAAAAAGAAGAAAGACCCAAGACATCAGCCAAACCGAGACAATCAAGCTGGACTATTAAGTTTAATAAAAAGTATGGTAAAGAATTAGACAAAATGAAAGGTGGTAGAACTAAAAGAAATATAGCAAAAGTAACCGGCATACCATTTAAAGCAATTGATGAAGTTTTTAAGAAAGGTGAAGGTGCTTATTATAGTGCTGGTTCGAGACCTAATCAAACACCACAGAGCTGGTCTTATGCCCGTGTTTATAGTTATATACTTGGTGGTAATGCTAGAAAAATAGATTCGGATATTACAAAAAAATATAATGTTAAGTTTTAATATATGAGTTATAAAATCATTTATGCTGACCCCCCATGGAATTATACAGCAACAAGTAATAAAATACCAAGTAGAAATAAAGACGGGCAACCATATAATGCTATGAGAATGATTGATATATATGATTTTAAATTACCCGAAACCGATAAAGATTGTGTATTATTTTTATGGGCTACGGCACCATTATTACCCGAAGCATTATATACAATTAAATCGTGGGGTTTTGATTATAAAACAATTGCTTTCACTTGGAT